CTCCAGGGGGCACCTTTTGAGTACACCAGTGCTCATCCATTTCTGGACGTCGCACGCAGTGCATCGCGGCGTCATTCGTAAGGAGAAGTCACATTATGGTTGCATCTGTTTCGAGACGGCGTGTGAGGACGAAGCCCAACTTGTTAAAGGTGGGCTCTGTTTACCAGACCGGCAAGTACTACCGCCGGTCGTCCCCGACTCAGCCTTGGGAGAATTGGGATCCTCCCTCCTTCCAAACGTTTAGTCCCGACCTTAATTATCGATATCATGAGCGGACGGATGATTTTATCAATCCGGGCCCTCCATATCGCGTAGGTAAGGCGTTCACGTCAGTTAAGGTCTCTTTACCGTCAACTCAGTTGATGGGTGTGGGTTCCTACGATACTGGTACCACCTTCTTTAATGGGTGGATCCAGCAATACGTAGGCGGCTTTGTGCCGATTTTCGCCTCGGACCCGATTAGTAACAACGTGTATAACAATGTTGCTAGTCTTCTAGCCCGAGATGATGTGATCCCATCCACTGCTCCATATGAACCTGAGGTCTACCCGAAATTAAGACCTAGACTGGAACAGGGCGGACTTACAGTAAGTGGAGTCGAACTCCGCGAACTGCCAAGAATGCTCCGAACGACAAGCCGGTTCTTTAGGGACCAGTGGCGTTACTTTAATCAGAACGCCAGGGGGCGTAGAATTCACAGCCCCTTTATGTCGCCGCAATCAAATGCGGACCAGTTTCTAAATGCCAACTTCGGTTGGGTTCCTTTCCTGTCTGACCTGGAACGCCTCCAAAAGGTATACCAGGAACAGGGTGCCTACCTGTCGCGTATAACACGTGGCAACGGGCAATGGCAGCGAAGGAAGAAGGTTCTTGCTGAAGAGGAGTTCGATATCGAAATTGCATCAGGTAATGGCTACTCTGTTATTCCGAGTGGCCCCCTGTTCGACAAAATGTCAACTCCTGACGGCTTGGGTCGGCGAGCTTATTGGCAGCAAACTCTTCATTTTAAGAAGAAGGTGTATGCCGAGGGCTCGTTTAAGTACTACCGACCTGAATTCGACGAGGCTCTACCTGGCTATCATAGCCAGATGATGCGTTTGAGGCGTATCACTACGCTTTATGGCGCAAGAGTCTCGCCTAGCGCTGTTTACAATGTGACTCCTTGGACGTGGCTCATTGACTACTTTGCCAATGTCGGTGATGGTGTTGACATCATCACGGATATGGCTTTGGACTCGATAGTCGCGCGCTATATCTACCTCATGTATCACTACGAGAGGTCGGTAACCCTTAAACAGGTTATCAACTTCAAGAGTGGACCAGTCGCGATGACGTGGAATCGTAAGATCTCCACTAAATTGCGCAGAGAGGCGGACACTCCTTATGGTTTTGGCCTGTCGGGTGCACTTTCGCCCCGACAAATGATCGTCATTGCTGCTCTCGGTCTTACGACGCGAGGGTGACTTGACGATTGGTTTCCCGCGGGATCTAACGGCTGGGTGCCTTGGCACCACTCGGTTCTCCGTGGGTTTAATGCCTATTCTCAATGGAGGCTAGCGTATGGCTCTAACAGACCCACAAACTATTACCGTTGCTGGAAGTGGAAAAGTGATGACGAAGGTGTCATCTCCCACGCCCACATCTACGGTTTACTCAACCGCAGACGAAGCATGGAAACTAACCATTTCGCACCAAGTGCAGGGCGAGAAAATACGCTCTGTTGCTCGGTTTGATCAAAAGGCCATTGTCGCGGACCCCTTATCGGCGGTCAACGACTTTGAGACCTTGTCGACTTATATCGTCTTGGAGCGGCCTTTATTTGGCTTTACCTCGACGAATGCGGTAGATCAGGTAGCTGGGCTCGTCGCCTGGCTAAATGCTACTATGGTTGGCAAGCTTTACGGGAGGGAACACTGATGGAAACTAACGATTTCGATAAAACGATCTCGCGAATAACTATCGGTATCTCTCTCGCAGAGACTGTCTTGGCTCTCTTAGCGCGGTTGCGCATGGAGCCTATGACTGACGCTGAGGTGCCTCCCGGCCCCTCAGTGGCAAAGTCTCCTCGAAAGGCGAAGCCAATTCCTCGAAAGAGGGCAACGGTTGTGCGTGGGTAGTCTGAGTCGTGCGTTTGACGTCTTCCCTCCAATTTAGGAGGTGGCGTGAAAAGCAACGAAAGTAGCTACCTAGAGCTCGTACGAGCTGTCTATAAAGACGCTTGTGCGAAGTGTACTGCTGATGTCTCAGATTTACGTGACTTGAAATACATAGAGTCACGGGTCAGAGAGGAAGGGTTATCATTTTTAACGATAACTCTCCCCGCCTTTGCAAGGTCCTTCGAAAAGTGCCTTGCAGAGGGATGTGTGACCGCGTCAGCCTTTCCTCGATTTAGGAGGACTGGAGCCATACCTTCATTCTTGAAGGGAATGCTCGGTCGTATCTTTGACCAGGAGACAGGAAGGTTAATAAGTGATGAAAGTTCTACAAATTCTAGCGATGTGCCAACTCTGGTTCTCTGCATTAGGCAACTTTGCCTGGTGTTTAAGAAATTGGAGTTGGGCTGCACGTCCGCGAGGACGCAGAAATCGCTTGAGAACTTCACTGAAATTGAAACGCTCCTTAAGAGCCTGCAAATCTCGGACGAGGCCATTTCTTATTTTGGCCGCGTTTCTGCTTTGCTGTGGGATAATCTCATTGGGCCTATTAAGCTTGATGAGGTGAAACCACGGCACGGCCCGGGGGCCACTGCGGATAGACTTCACGGTAACGAGAAGTATGTCTGGCAGCGGTGGCACGAACGCCTGGAGGTGTTCCTCCCTTATCTTGGAAACGCCATGTCTATCGGTGTTTACAAGAACAATAGGGAGTTCCAGGTTGTGTCGTTCGTTCCTGAGGATGGGGAGCAGCCCGTGAGGGTTGTCCCTGTCCCTAAGGATCTTAAGGGCCCACGGATAATCGCGATCGAACCTGTCTGTATGCAATTTGTGCAACAGGGTGTTCGGGACGTTCTTTATCGCGTTCTCGAGCAGTCTTGGCCCACTCGTGGTCATTTGAATTTTAGTGATCAGAGTATAAACCAAGATCTTGCGATTAGTAGTTCTAGAACTGGTCGGTTGGCAACAATCGATCTGTCAGATGCAAGCGACCGTGTTCCATATCGTTTGGCTCTGAGCATGTTCGATTCGAATCCCGATCTTCGGGATTTGATCGACGCATGTCGTTCAACTACGGCGGAGATGCCAGATGGGTCTGTAATCCCATTAAACAAATTCGCTTCAATGGGTAGTGCCCTCTGCTTTCCGGTAGAGGCCATGTACTTCTACACTATATGTGTAGGGGCTCTGCTTGAGAGTAGAAATCTTCCTCTGTCGCTTCGCTCGCTTCACAGCGTGTGTAGTGATATCTACGTGTACGGTGACGATATATTAGTCCCGTCGCACGAAGCAGTTGTGGTCTTCGATCACCTGCAGAAGTACAATTGCAAGGTGAACTCCAATAAGACTTTTTGGACTGGAAAGTTCCGAGAGTCATGTGGAGCGGACGCATTTGACGGTGAGCTGGTAACACCGGTTTACTTACGCAAATGTTTCCCTGAAGGCCTGCACCAACCTGATCGTCTTGTGTCTTGGGTACGTACAGCCCAGCAGTTTTATCTCGCTGGATACTGGAGCGTTGCCCGGTTCATGTACGACGTATGTGAATCCTTCTTGGGGCCTCTGCCCTGGGTAGATAACACGAGCCCAGCGTTGGGACGTGTCTCTTTCCTGGGTTATCGGACCGCCCACCGGTGGAACGGTGACCTCCAGGCGTTTGAACAACGCGCTTGGGTAGGACAACCAGTTTATCGCACGGATGAGCTGAAGGGATACGCAGCCCTGTCTAAGTCTCTCCTCGGCCTGGAGCAGCTCGATGAGTCTGTTCCTGCGTCAAGGGATGCTCAGCACATGGAGCGTTCTGCACTGCACGGAGCAGTCGCACTTAAACTCCGTTGGGTCCCCGTACATTACGGGGAAGCGTCTTAGAGACGCGGGTGGGGTCCCGGTTCCCTCACGGGCGCCGGAGCAGTGCA